ATATAGTACAACTTGAAAAAGATGCAGAAAAAATTATAAAAAAATTAAAAATTACAGAAATGTAAAAAAAAATTTATATTATATATTATATATTTTTTATTATTTATTATTTATTTTTATAAAAATAAATATTTTTTTATTTAGAAAATATGATATAAAAATTGATTATAATATTATATTTATTATATAATAATGGATATAAATTCTTTATTAAAAGATCCTATAATTTTTTTAAAAACTAAAACAAAAAAAGAAATTGTTAATTTTTTGCAAGAAAGTGATATAGCTTTTTTTAATACTAATAAAACTTTATTAAATGATGATATGTATGATTTAGTTAAAGATTATCTTAAGAAATTAGATCCAAAAAATCCTTATTTTAAAAGAGTTGGTGCTGATGAAGAAACAAAAGTAAATTTACCATTTTATATGGGTTCTTTAGATAAGATTAAAGATGATAAAAAAGCAATTGATAATTGGAAAATAAAATACACTGGTTCAGTTATTATTTCAGATAAACTTGATGGTATTTCATGTTTATTTTATAAAAATGATACAAATATTAAAATTTATACAAGAGGAAATGGTATTGAAGGACAAGATATTTCACATTTAAGAAATTATATTACTTTTCCGAATATTACTGATAACAAATTTGCTATTAGAGGCGAATTAATTATATCTAAAGAAAATTGGGAATCTATTAAAGATTTAGGTTCTAATGCTAGAAATGTAGTTGCAGGTGCTATTCATTCCAAAATATTAAATAAAAAATTACTTAATTGTATTGAATTTATATCTTATGATATTTTATTTCCAGAAATGAAAATTGAAGATTCTTTTAATTATTTTACTAAAAATAATATAAAATCTGCTTATCATAAATTATTAGAATTTGATGATATTAATTTAGAAACACTTTCTAAAACTTTAGAATCAAGAAGAAGTGAAAGTAATTACGAAATTGATGGTATTGTAATTTATAATAATAAATTACATAAATTAGTATCAGGTAATAATCCAAAATATGCTTTTGCTTTTAAAAGTATTTTAACACACGAACAAGCAGAAGTTATTGTTTATGATGTAGAATGGAATGTATCTATGCATAAATATATGAAACCTATTATTAAATTTAATGAAGTTGTTATTTCAGGAGTTAAAATTAAACAAGCAACTGGATTTAATGGTAAATTTATTAATGATAATATAATTGGTCCTGGTTCTAGAATTATTATTATTAGAAGTGGTGATGTTATTCCACATGTTTTAAAAGTATTAAGTGTTAGTTCTAATAATAAACCTAAAATGCCTGAAAATAAATATAGATGGACTGACACACATATTGATATTATATTAGATGAAGATGGTAAAAATAAAGAACAAGATATAAAAAGTTATACTTATTTTATGTCTAAATTAGATGTTGGTTTAGTTAAAGAAAGTACAATAAAAAGATTATATGAAAATGGTTTTGATACATTAGATAAAATATTAAAAATTAAAGTAGATGAATTAATAAGTTTAGAAGGTTTTCAATTAAAAAGTGCTAAAAAAATTATTGAAAATTTTGAAAAAATTAAAGATGCTGAATGTGATCTATTATTAGATGCTTCAAATATTTTAGGAAGAGGTTTCGCTCTAAAAAAAATTAAATTAGTAAGTGAAAAATATCCTTTAAATAAAAAAGCAGAAATATTAAAATTAACTGTAGATGATTTAGTTAAAATAGATGGAATAGGTAATATAAATGCAAAACAATTTGTAGAAAATATAAAAAAATTTTATGAATTTTTAGATAATATTGGTTATAAATGTGAAAAAATTAAAGAAGATATTATTATTAAAACGGTTTTAAAAGATAAAAAATTTATTTTCACAGGATTTAGAAATAAAGATTGGGAAAAACTTATAGTTAATAGTGGTGGCAATGTTGTTACTGCTATTTCAAAAAATGTTGATTATCTTATTGTTAAAAATAAGACAGACAAATCAAGTAAAATTGATAAGGCAAATGAATTAGGAATTAAGATTTTAGATATGGAGGAATTTAGCAAAATGATTGGGTAGATTGATTTTATTTTTTATATGCCAGATAAAATAATCTTTTTATAAATGAAACAACGTTAAATATAAAAAATTGGAAACCAATTAAAAGTTATAGATAATTAATTTTAGAAATAAAAAAATGTTAGTAATTATTATAATGAGTAATTATATAATTGACAAAGATATTAATATAAATGGTAATATAATAATAAGTGATTCTGTAATATATATTAATTCATTAGATGAATTCAATAAATATAAGGAGAATAATAGTTTAATATCAATTGGTAATTTAATACCAAATAATACTTATATAGGTGATTTGAATATAGACGGGAATTTAATAATATGTTGTTATGATAATTGTTCTGAAATTATTTTTAATGGTGATTTTATAACAATGAATTCAATTACGTTATAATATTATATTTTTCTTTACTTATAAAAAATTTCATAATGTAAATATAAAATTGTAACTACACTAATTCACTTTCTTTAAAAAACATTATTTCTATTTTTAATTCATCTAACATTTCTTTTGATGCAAAAAATGATTTTTTCCATTTTTTACTTAAATTATTCCATTCTGGTTCAACTGTTATTAATAATTTTATACCGGCTTGTATTAAATTCATACAACAATTATGACAAGGAAAACGATTACATACCATTATACTATTTTTAATGTTTGTATTAGTTCGTGATGCTTGAATTATTGCATTTGTTTCTGCGTGAATTACATAATAATCTTTATTTTCTTTTAACCATCTTTTTTTTGTTTCTTTTAATTTTCTAGGCAATCCATTATAACCACAACTTAATTGTATTAAACTTTCATTTTCTAAAATTATACAACCTACCTTTCTTTTTGTATCTTTTGAAAATAATTTCGCTTTGAAATCAGCTTCTTTTAAAAATTTTAATGCTTTATCTCTTTTTATCATAATATTATTTACTTTTTAAATTTTATCTTTATATATATAAAAAAGTACATTTCATTAAAAATTTTAAAATTTTAAAAATTATTTTAAAAATAAAAATAAAATTAAGAAATGTACTTTTTTTAAATATATTAATTTATAATAGATATGAATAATAATTTAATTATTATTATTTTAGTAATTTTAATTATTTTAATTATTTTATTTTTAATTAATAATAATTTTAAAGAAAAATTTATTTGTATTAACCCTGAAAAGATTGATACAGATAATATTTGCGACTCCTCATTTATAATTTTTAATAATAAAAATTTTTTAAATAATAATATAACTAATGGTTATTTTAAAATTGATTATGAAAGTAATGATAGATTTAAACATAAAGGTACTGATTACTATAAATGTAAAGATAATTGGGATGGTACTTTAAATGATTTTAATAAAGTTCATCCAGATAATTTTGATAAAAAGCAATTTTATAATAAATTAAAACAAGAATATCCTACATATAATTTTAGTAATTTAGAATTATATAAATGTAATAAAACTTGTCCACAGGGTAAAGGTATTATAGATAATACTAATACTTGTTTAGATTGTCCAGATAAAAAATATAATACTGGAGATAGTCATCTATGTAAAAATATACCAGAATGTCCGAGTAATTATACTTTAATTAATTATGATAAAAAAACTGGTTATATTAATTGTAAAATTAATTCTCGACCAGGTTATTATTATGATAATGATACTTTATCAGAAAAACCTTGTCCAATTGGAAAATATAATAATACTTATGGAAATACAAAATGTATAGATGTAAGTGATGGATATTATGTTGATTTAACTGGACAAACAACACAAAAACCTCATTTAGTAACTAGATGTGGTCCTGGTAAAAAATTAATACCTGCTACTAAAACTAAAGATGGTGAGTGTGTTGATTGTCCATCAAATACATATAAAACAGATTATAATAGTTCAATAAGTTGTACTCCTTATTCAAAAACTGAATGTGATGCTGGTAAAAAATTAATACCTGGTGATAAAACTAAAGATGGTGAGTGTGTTGATTGTCCATCAAATACATATAAAACAGATACTAATAGTTCAATAAGTTGTACTCCTCATTCAATAACTAATTGTGGTCCTGGTAAAAAATTAACACCAGGTACTAAAACAAAAGATGGTATTTGTAATGATTGTCCTGATGGAAGATATAAAACAGGTAATAATAGTTCAACAAGTTGTTATCCTTATTCAATAACTAAATGTGTTGCTGGTAAAAAATTAATACCTGGTGATAAAACTAAAAATGGTGAGTGTGTTGATTGTCCTCCGGGTCATTATTCTGATGGTGTAACTTGTACTCGAGTTAAAGCAGGATATAAATTAAAAGAGGATAAAAGTGGTGAAGAACCATGTCCTGTTGGTACATTTTCTACTTATGGTTCTGGACAATGTTCAGAATGTCCTGATGGTAAATATCAAGATGAAGAAGGTAAAAATTCATGTAAAGATTATAAAAGTTGTAGTTCTATACAAAAAAAAGTAGGTGGTTCAAAAACTGAAGATAAAACATGTATAGATATAGAACAAAAAAGAAAACAATGGATATTTGATGTACCAGATGAAAAAGAATCTATTGGTATAATTAGTTATTGTAATAACCAAAGATGGTATAGATGGAAATGTCCAAAAGGTATTTATAAAATTTCAGTACTTGTTGTAGGTGCTGGTGGTGCAGGTGCAAAAAATGGTGGAGGTGGCGGAGCAGGTTCATTAATGTGGGTTAATAATTTAGAAGTAGAACCTGATAAAATATATAATGTACTTGTTGCTAATAATACAACACAAATAAAAGATACTAATGGTCAAAGTAGATATTTTATTGGAGACGGAGAAGATGCTGCTGAAACATCTATAAGTGATTCTAATTATAAGTGGAGAATTGAAGCATATGGTGCAGAAGGTGGTAGAGTTACTCCTAAACTATCATGGGGGGAACCCTCTTCAGCAGAAGGTGGAACTTGCTGGTTTACTAAAGATAATATAAAACATGGTAATTTCGGTGGAAATTACCATATGAGGGGTGCTCAAGGTGGTTTAGTAAAAAATACTAAAACTGGAAAATGGACAGGTGGGGGAGGTGGTAGTGGTCATTATGGACCAATTTATACTCATGCGAGAAGTGGTGGTGCATTTGGTAGAGAACTAGCTAACGCTGAAAATCAACATGAAGATACAGCACATTCAGATATGAATGGTTGGCCTGGGAAAGATGGTGGTGGTGGTGGTGGAACACATTATAATAATGAATTACATGCTTGTGGTGGTGGTGGAATAGGTATTTATGGTAAAGGACAAACAGGTGTAGGCGGAAGAAGATTACCTGGTACAAAAATTGCAGCAGGTGGTAAAGGAGGTAGTGGTGGAGATGATGCCGTTGATGAACATGGTGGGTTATATGGAGGAGGTGGTGCTGGTGGTCCAAATCCTGGAAAAGGTGCTAAAGGAGTTGTAAGAATAATATATACACCCGATGAAAGTGCACAATTTCCAAATGTAAATGTTAATAATGGATATTTTGAAGAAAAAGAAACATATAAAAATGAAGGATTAGTAACATCTTTTAGACAACAATGTAAAGATGACTTTGGTATTACATATTAATTTAAAAATATTATAATTTTTTTTTGTAAAAATTAATAATAATTAAAAATTTCATTAAGAGAATTACAAATATTATTATTTTTATTAATATCTTTATTTGCATAACCAGAACCTTCTCTTAAATGAAAAAAAACATTTAAATATAATTCTGAAAAAAATTTATTATCTTTATTTCTATTATCATTAACTAAAAATTTAACAAAATTAGTATTATTTAATAAATTATAAGGCAATTCAGTTAAATTCCAAGTAGTGGAACGTAAATGTTTAATAAAAAATATATTATCAGTATGTAAATTATCAATATTTTTTTGATATCTAATAGTATCAGTTAGAGGAAAATTATTAGTTAAATTATTATTAACAATTAACCATTTCATCATCATACCACCAGTATCAGCACCATTTGCTAAATTCCAATTTAAAAGATTAGTATGTTGAATATTTTTACTAAAAAAACATAAACCAGGCCAAATATAATTTAAAATTTTAATATAATCATAGTCTACATTTCTTTGTTGTAATACAATAGCAGTATTATAATTATAAAATAATGAAATATCAAAATAATCAATTAAAAAAATATCATTATCAATATATAAATAATCATCTGGATTATCTAATTGATATTTTAACATAAAATTTAAAACACTAGCATGTCTAAAAGATCCACTATCAATATTAATATGAAAATCATTATGAAAATTAATACATTTAATATTTAATTCATTACATAAATTTTCAACTTTATTTTTCATAGAAGTATCAAAATAATTAGTATATTCAGGGAAATTTTTAGTATCATTAAAAACAATATATTCAAAATCATTTTTAAAAAATTTTTTTAAAGAAAAATATTGTATTTTAATAAAATCAGTATTTACTACACTAGTTATAATTTTCATAATAATAATAATAATGATAATATTTATATAAATATAAAGTAATTGATTATTAAATTTAAATCCATATAATTTTATTAGTATAAAAAAGGAAAAATAAATTTTAAATATAAGTAAAAATTATTCATTTTCATTATCATCATTATCTTTAAATTTAATACCTTTCCAACCTTTATTATCAACAGGATAAGGACCAATTAATTTTTCGAAATAAGCTCTTAATTGATTTCTATCAGGTATTTTTTTATTTTTAGGAACATTAGAATAAGACCACATTCTAAAGTCATTATATAAAGTACTAATTAATAATTTAGAATCAGTATCATTTTTATCAATAATAAGTTTATCAGTTTTATATTGACCAATAATATCATTATTATTTTTATAACTTTCAGTAGCAATACGAACTTCCATAGGTTCAAAAATATTATTAGGATTAATATGTTTATGTCTTTCAATTAACATACTCATAAAAGTTTCAGCCCATCTATCAAATTTATCAGATAATTCAAGGTCCATAGGGAATTCATTAGGTTTTTTAGGATTTTCACAAAATTTAGAAAGGAATTCAATAACTCGAATTCTTCTCCAAGTACCACCATCATCACTAGGTACTTCAGGTAATTCATTGCAAGTTAAAATCATTTTAAATTGAGGTTTAAATTCATAAGGTTCTTTATATAAAGCTCTACATAAGATACGGTCATTACCAGATAATTCTTTCATAAAACCGATATTAATTTTATCTTGTTCACTAGGTTCTTGCATAACAGCAAATCTTCTACCTTTAGTTCTTTCTAATTCACTTTGAGCACTATTAGAGGATGCTCTTTTTTGAGTTAATAAAGCAATAGGTAAAATACAATAATAATCACCTAAAGCTTTTTGTATAAAATCTAATAATCTACTTTTACCATTACTACCACTACCAGTAAAAACATAAAATCTTTCTTGACTAATACTACCATCAATAATACAAGTAATAATATCTAAAACATAATTTTTAACAGCATCATTAACAAATATTTTAGAAAAGAAGTCATTAATTTCTTGAATTTCAGGTAAATTAGGGTCATATTCAATATAATTTATTTTAGTAGAATGAGAAATATAATCATCAGGCATACCATCTCTAAAGATATGCATTTTTAAATCATAAACACCATTTTCAAAACCAATTAAATGAGCTCTACTATCTAATAATTCTTCAAATTTTTCATCAATAAATAAACTTCTACATTCTTTCATAACACTATCTTTAAAACCAGCATTTTTTAATTGACTAGCAATTTTTAAAGATTTTTTTGCTTTTTCACTATTGGCAGTTTTTTGGTCATCATCTCCAATATTATATTGTAAATTATTCCAATATTGAGATCTTTGTAAGAAAGTATTACAAATTTCTTGACTTAATGCAATTCTTAATAATAAACCTTCAGAAGTTGATTTCCAACGATGTTTATTTCTATCATAATGATACCAAACAATTTTACTAATAGCTCTAATATCATCTTTTTTTAAATTTTGTACAACTCTAGCAACATCAAAATGAGCACCATCACTTCTAATACATCTATCAATCCAAGGAAATAATGATTCATTAATTATTTCATCATATTTAGCATTATTATCTAATTTAGCCCACCATCTTAAAGTACCTAATCCCATATTATCTTTTCTCATTTTATTCCAAATAGTTTGACATTCACCTTCAACATATGCAGTACTAATTTTAGAAAATTCAATCCAAGTATCTAATAAACGATAATCAATATTTCTTAAAACCCATCCTAAATTAATCCAATCTTCATAATTTTCTGCTCTTCTATAACATAAACATTCTAAAACTAATCTTTGAGTTAAAATAATTTCTTCTGGATCAGCATTATTTTTATTTATATTTAATGATTTAGCAAAAATATTATTTTGTAATTTTGCTTTTTTTTTAACATCAATTGAAGGTAATACATGTTTAGTATATTCATCTATTTCAATAACAGAACTTTCTTTAATTTTACAAATATTTTTAGAAATATTATTATCAAATCTCATACTAAATAATTTAATATAATTAAGATGATCTTCGCCTGTAATATTTTTATTTAATTCTTTACCACAATTATAAATTTTTGTTACAGCATATGCTTCACAATCTGGTTTTCTACTACCATACATTTGCCAACAATTTACATCAATAATAGCTTTATCTATTATATCTTCATAATTATTACATACATTTAGTCCAGAAAACATTTCTGATGCAATATCTAATACTTTTCTTCTTATAAAATGTTGTTCATTATGTGTTAATAATATATAAGGGTATACAATATGAATTCCATCTTTTATTTTACCACGCCATAATGATGGAGAAGATTTTTCCATAACATATGCTAAATTATATTCATCATTAATATCAATATATTTAGTAATAATATTATTATAATGATTTATAATATTTTGAATATGTTCATTTGTATATATTCTTTTATAGTTAATTTTTTTTTTATCAGTTTCTTCATTACCTTCTTGAGAATCTGAATTAACTAAAAATCTAAAATCTAAATCAATTCTTAATGGACTAGGATTATTTGGTTTTTCTGTAAAATATAAATGAATACCATTTGTAATTGCTAAACTATATATTCTTAAAAATTCTTCATATTCTTCATCTGGTATGTATAATGATTTTTTAGGATGTCCTATACTTGTATTGGTGTATAATTTACCTTTTTGTACAGTATATTTATTTAGTATTGAATTTAATTGTTCTTGTATACCCCCCATTTATCAAATACTATGATTTAATTTATCTTAATATATTATATCAATTTTTATTTTATATAATTTACATATTTTTATTTTAAAATTGTTATAATTATTATCATTATGCTAATAAAAAAATTTATAATTATATAATTTTATTATTATAAAATAAAAATATGAAAAAAAATAATAAATAAAATATATAAAAAATAAAAAAAATAAAAAAAACAGTATTGATGTGATAATAATTATAAAAATTAATTAAAAAAATAAATTCATAAGTATATATAAATTTGAAAAATTTTTTATCTTCAAATAAAGCAGTAGATAAAAAATAAATGACAGATTTAAATTTAGCATATGGTTTTTTAGATGAACCTCAAAATGAAAATTTACATATTGGTAATAATAATCCAAATATTGATAATAATGCAAATCAATATACACAATCTATAGAAAATAATATTGATAATATAGTAGTAGAAAAGAAAGTTAAAAAGAAAAAAATGAATACAGATGAAGATAGACCTTTAATAAGTAGACAAAAAGAAGCTTATCAAATGTCTAATATGAGTTTAAATGAAAATAATATACCCGAATATCCTTATGCTAAAAAAAATAAAGAAAAAGTAGAACCTAATTATGAAAATACTTTTTGGAATAGATTAAGTGCAAAAAGATATGAAATATTTAAATTAGTAATGTTTTCATTAGTAATATTATTTGCTATATCTCTAGATAGAATAAGTACTCATTATTTAACTAAATATATTAATGAAAATGTATTAACAGATAATCAAGAATTAATAATAAGATTTGCTTATCCTGTTTTAATTATTTTAGTATTATGGATATTAAAAGCCTTATAAAATAATAGGATATGAAAATAGATTTAGGATACTGCAGTCCTAATGCTAAAGATAATGGTCCAACATGTTTATCAAAAACATCTCTTAAAATATTAATAGATACTTATAATAACTCTAAAAAAAATAAAAAAGATAAAATAGTATATTATGATAATAATACTCAATTAGAACTTTTTAAAAAACTTGATAATAAAATGAAAAAAATAACTAAAGGTTCCGGTAAATATTGGTTCTGGCCCGATATTATTAATAAATTAAAACCTATCAATAATTCTAATTTATCTATTAAAAATATACAAAAATTAGAATTAAAACCTGAAATTCCATATGAATGGATTAAAAATCCGGATGAATGGTTATCTAATTATGATATTAATCATATTATGTTTCATTATAATATTGCTAAAAAATTTAAATATAAATATTTAGGAACTTTTTCAATTGATTTTGCTGTTAAAAATAATAGTGGCGAATGTCTATATAGTGAATTTTGTAATATTGATATTAAAATGTTAATTAATAAAAAATATAAATATATAGGTTTTATTACTAATTTAGATAAACATGATGAACCTGGTTCTCATTGGACTTCCACTTTTATTAATTTAGATTATAAAAGTAAATCTTTTGGTGCTTATTATTATGATAGTGTTGCTAGAAAAATACCTTCATTAATAATGATTTTTATAAATAATGTAAAAAAACAATGTAATAATTTATTTCCAAATAAAAAATTTATAATTAATTATAATAAAAAACAACATCAATTTAAAAATACTGAATGTGGTATGTTTTCTATTATATATCAATTAAGATGGTTAAATAAATTATATAAAAATAAAAATACAAATTTCTCTGAAATTATAAATTCTTCTCTTTTAAATGATAAAAATGTTAATTATATGAGAAAAAGTCTTTATAGACCTCATTTTAAACAAATGAATTAATTTATCCTTTAAATATATATTTATTATCTTCTTCTTTTTTTAATGTTTGTATATTAAATGGACACCCTTCAGGTATTGTACAATTATATGGTATCATTTTTTTTGTATTAATATTTAATGAACATATATTACATATCTTTTCTGTAATTTTTTTTTCATTTAATTTTATATCTCTTAAATTTGGTTTAATATTTAAATAATTATCACAATTTAATTTATATTTTCTTAAATATATATTATGATTTTGATTTATAATATAACTATTAATAATATTATTAATATAAATAATTAATATTATAAAATAATTAATCTTATTCATTTATAATAATTAATATAATAATTTAATCATTTTTTTTTTATTTAAATAATTATATTAAATTAGGAGAGATAATATGAAACAATTCGATAAATATTATACAAATTTTAATATCATTAAAATTTGTTGTAAAATATTTAAAAAATATATTAAAATTTTTAAAAATGATTTAGTTATTGAACCAAGTGCAGGTAATGGTGCTTTTTATAATTGTATTAAAAATTATAATAATATTATGTTTGATATTAAACCTGAAAATAAATTAATTATAAAAAAAAATTTTTTAAAATTAAATTATAAAAATATAAAAAAAAAATATAATAATATACATGCTATTGGTAATCCTCCTTTTGGTAAAAAATCTTCACTTGCAATTAAATTTATAAAAAAATGTTGTAAATTTTGTGATTCTTTTTCATTTATATTACCTAAAAGTTTTAATAAATATTTTTTACAAAAATCTATACCATTAAATTTTCATTTAATTAAATCTTATAATTTACCTATTGATTCTTTTGGTCGTCCACCTATTAAATGTGTTTTTCAAATTTGGAAAAAAAAAAATTATAATAGAAAAAATATAATTAAAAAAATTTTACCTAATAATAATTATAAATTTGTTTCTAATTATAATGATGCTGATATCGCTATAAGAAGAGTTGGTTCTAAATCAGGATATATTTACTATGATAATTTAAATAATAAAAATTCAAATACACACTATTTTATTAAAATATTTAAAAAATATAAAAAAATTAAAAAACTTAAATTATATAATGAAAAAAATAATACATTAGCAGCATTTAGTATATCTAAAATGGATATTATTAAAAAATTAAATAATATATATATATAA